TCTCAAAGAAACACGTGCCGCTTACGCCCACAGTGTTCTCTTGAGTGTTAGCAGAATGGAAAACAAGATCGAGGTGAATAACAAAGATGAGATGAACAGGTGGTTTGAAGAGTTCAAAAAAGGAAATGGACTTGTGGACACCTTCACAAACTCCTATTCCTTTTGCGAGAGTGTTCCCAATTTGGACAGGTTTGTGTTTCAGATGGCCAGTGCCACCGATGATGCACAGAAGGACTCCATCTACGCATCTGCTCTGGTGGAGGCAACAAAGTTTTGTGCACCTATATATGAGTGCGCATGGGTTAGCTCCACTGGCATTGTAAAAAAGGGACTTGAATGGTTCGAGAAAAATGCAGGAACCATTAAGTCCTGGGATGAAAGTTATACTGAGCTAAAGGTCGACGTCCCGAAAATAGAGCAGCTTACCGGTTACCAACAAGCTGCCTTGAAGTGGAGAAAAGACATAGGTTTCCGTGTCAATGCCAACACAGCAGCTCTGAGCAACAAAGTCCTCGCAGAATACAAAGTCCCTGGTGAGATTGTGATGTCTGTCAAAGAGATGCTGTCAGACATGATTAGGAGAAGGAACCTGATTCTAAACAGGGGTGGTGATGAGAACCCACGTGGCCCAGTGAGCCATGAGCATGTAGACTGGTGCAGGGAGTTTGTCAAAGGCAAATACATCATGGCCTTCAACCCACCATGGGGGGACATCAACAAGTCAGGCCGTTCAGGAATAGCACTTGTTGCAACAGGCCTTGCTAAGCTTGCAGAGACTGAAGGAAAGGGAATATTTGATGAAGCCAAAAAGACTGTGGAGGCCCTCAACGGGTATCTGGACAAGCATAAGGACGAAGTTGATAGAGCAAGCGCCGACAGCATGATAACAAACCTTCTTAAGCATATTGCCAAGGCACAGGAGCTCTATAAAAATTCATCTGCACTTCGTGCACAAAGCGCACAGATTGACACTGCTTTCAGCTCATACTATTGGCTTTACAAGGCTGGCGTGACTCCTGAAACCTTCCCGACGGTGTCACAGTTCCTCTTTGAGCTAGGGAAACAGCCAAGAGGTACCAAGAAAATGAAGAAGGCTCTTCTGAGCACCCCAATGAAGTGGGGGAAGAAGCTTTATGAGCTCTTTGCCGATGATTCTTTCCAGCAGAACAGGATTTACATGCATCCTGCCGTGCTTACAGCTGGTAGAATCAGTGAAATGGGAGTCTGCTTTGGGACAATCCCTGTGGCCAATCCTGATGATGCTGCCCAAGGATCTGGACACACTAAGTCTATTCTCAACCTCCGTACCAACACTGAGACCAATAATCCGTGTGCCAAAACCATCGTCAAGCTATTTGAAGTTCAAAAAACAGGGTTCAACATTCAGGACATGGACATAGTGGCCTCTGAGCACTTGCTACACCAATCCCTTGTTGGCAAGCAATCCCCATTCCAGAACGCCTACAACGTCAAGGGCAATGCCACCAGTGCTAACATCATTTAAAATACAAACTGCTCTGTACTCAACTTCCTTCCTTCTGAACCGCCATCCATAATTGCAATACTTAATCATGCTTTTTTACTTGCTTATGTAACCTTATTTTATTAACCTTTCTCTATTTTCTCTTGTTTTAAACACTTAAAGGGCTGTGCGGCAACGGTATCTTTGAGA